CCGGAGAATATAGCATCTTCTGGATGTGGAGTACGACCTTTTGTGTTTTCTGTTAGGCTTTTTACAAAACCAAACTTGCTACTTTCTGCCATGCTGTTGAACCAAGCACCGGTGCCAGGCAATGGTGCAGACTCTGGCAACTGTATGTCAGACTTTTCAAGCGTTTCTCTTGCCCTACCAATCAGCTGTTCGTAATTGCTTGCACCTTTAATCGCGGCAACTATATCATCTGCACTGCTGAGCTTTGCTACAGGAATGCCAGTTACTTTGCTTAGTGTTGCAGGACTCTTGCCGTTTTCATAAGGTTGATTGGTATCTCTAAACACCAATCCGTTTTTGTAACTCCACTTGAGATTAGGCTGTAGTTCAGCAACAATACTGCTTAGTATAATGTGTCTTGCCATGCCTGGTAGTACACTGCCTTCGCCGCTGCCTGCCATAGCAAAGGATTGCCAGGCTGGATCATCTGTAAACATCAAATCTGCTTGTGCAAAACCGTTGGCAGGATCACCTGCTATAGGTGCTTTAACGTGTACGCTATCACCGGACTTTTTGATGTCTGTTTTAGCAACACCTGCGGCTAATAGTATTTGTACCAGTGTGTCTTTGTCTGTGGTATTAGCATCTACTTGTAGATCCAAGTCCCCTGACGTGGCTTTTTTACCTGTGCTACCCAACCAAGTGGTTGTGGGAAATGGTAGTCCGGAAACTTTTTCAAGCCAGGCTACAGTGGCAGGAATATCCTCACGCTTGATACGTTGTGTTAAAGGTTGCTTGTCTGCACCTTTGAATATGTTCCCGCCTTCAAGTATTATCATTTTTGGTACGTGCTAATTAAATCGTCTAACTTGCTATTGGGATTGATATATCCTTGATAATCATCACTCCACCATCCTGCAGGTGTAAGATTAAATCCTACATTCCCTCTGAGACCTGTTCCATCTCGTCCTAATGCTTCTTGCCAGGCAGATAACGGCATTGTGACACTTGCATCGTAGTTGCTTATATGCGGTGGCGTTGCCTTGAGTATAACCTCACTAGGATCTGCATTAGCAAACTTGTTAGGATCAACATAAACGTCTACACTATCAATGTACTGTTTTTCTGTGTCAGTAATTCTTCCACTTTGTAGTACACCTTGCTTGACCAAGTAATCAACTTTGCTTTTGATATTAGCATTAGACTTCTCTGCTTCTGTATCAATTGGATCAGGCATACTATCCTGTTTAGGTTCAGATTTAGGTTCAATATCCAAGTCAGGTTCAATATCCAAGTCAGGTTCGTTTACATCTACTTCGTCACTGTAATCTTCATAATCCTCATAATCGTCGGGCTCAACAGTCTGCACTGGTTCTGGTTTGCCGATAATATCTTTTATCCGTACACGTTTCCCACTTGCATCTACTGATCTTAATTCGTTTAAAATTTCATTAATCTTCATTGTTTTTTAATCTCCGGACACCACGAATAAATTTGTTCGGGTCCTGTGCTCTAATACTGTTTAGTAATCTACGTTCAAGCTCGCCTGCTTGCTCTGGGCTATAGTTTTCTTTAATAAAATTAATTAAGTTTATAGCACCCGACATCACGTGACTAGCACGACTTTCTACTAAGTTAGTTGTATCTCGTGTAACCGGCATGTGTGCAAGTTCGTCTAAGATGCTACGTGTTTTTTTCTGCAAGGTTCGCTCCAGGTTTATAATATTTATTCAGTATTAGACCTAAGACCCGCTAACATTTGTTTTAGTTTGGTGCTGTCTACACCAGCATTTACTTTAGCAGACTCTTGTGGCTGTGCAATTGGCGTAACACTGCTGGTGCTTTTTATTTGATCCATAATAGCACCTGACTTTTGTCCACCAAATCCCCCACTTTCACTTTGTCCTTCTTCACCTGGGTCTGTAATGCGCAGACTCTCCAAGTTAAACTCCAAGTCAACTTTTTGCCCAACACCACTACTGCTTCTAGTTTTCATCAACTGTATCTGATAACGTCCACGTTCACGCATTGCTCTACTTGTAAAGATTCCAAACACATTATCTGCTGTGTTGATCTTACTAATACCACCCGATATATGGCTGTGGTCAAACTCAATTTCTTCAACTGCACTACGATTTAACTGCGATGCTGTAATCATCAATATCTCAAACTCACGTGCCAAGTTACGCAGTTCTTCACTCACATACTTGTCCTTAACAAACAAATCACTTGGGCTTACTTTAGCACTAACTGGCATAACCAAGTCCAAGTAATCCACCATGATAAAGTCTGCTTTTTTTCCTGTCTGTACTTCCAGTTCTTTCAAGTATGCTCGGATCTGATTAACGTTGCTCTGTGCTGGCATGTACTTGATGCGCAAGTTACCCGACTTCTTGCCCACCATACGTATCTTCATTTCAAGTGTGTCCATGTCCTTGAATATTTCTTTGGTTGCAACATTAGCAACCATTGCATCCATACGCATGGCACACAATTCTTCACTAAGTTCCAGTGTTAAGAACACGCCGTTAAGTCCTTGACTTATCCAGTTGATAGCAATGTTCTGCATGAACAAACTCTTACCACTACCACTACCACCTGCAAAAATGTTCAGTTCGCCTCTGTTCATACCACCAAACAGTCGCTTGTCCATAGTGGGCCAACCTGTGCTGACCTGTCCGTTGTTATCCTTGATCTTCATGAGCCTTGCTCTAGGATCTTCAAAGTAGTCAGTACCCATGTCCTTGGTGAGACTAATCTGCACTGCGTCCTTTATTAGTTTTTCAACAGGATCATATTCACCATTCTCAATCATGTCTGCCGCTTTGAGGATAGCACGTTCAAGTTCTTGTCTACGACTAAAGCCTTCAAACTCTGCCATGAACCAATCATAGTGTCCTTCACCAACGTCGGGCACTTCTTTAAGCTCAACTCCTGTTTGGGCCAGTATCTGTTCCTTTGTGGGCATAGTTTTATATTCACTGCTATGCTCCCTTATAAACTTGGCCGCTTCACGCAGACTTCGATCAAAGTTCTCTTCGTTGAAAATGTTCTGCACACGCACAAACGTTTCTGCGTCCTGCATCATCATTTCTAAAAACAGTTTTTGTATTTCTGCTGAATATTCTTTCATATAGTTAATTATACACTAAAATTATGGAAATTAATATCTTTATTACCATCTAAATATATCACTTGGCTGTTTAGTTCTTCTCTGTTGTAATCAAGAATGGTATTGACAAAAGTTTCTGTAGTGGTTTGGTTAGTGTCTAGTGACATTGGATTAACACCACAAAAACAGGCAGTACCTGTCCTACTAAAGTTTTTCATTATCAAATAGTTTTGATATTTGTTGCCAATATAGTCTGCATGGTCTATATTGGCATGTGTATATATAAACGCACTTAACATCCATGCTACTACTGCCCTGCTATCTAAACTTACAGTTTTAACGATATGATAGGGTAGTACTGCACTAACAAAATACTGCTGTGACCAATTCTTTTCTAACTTCCAAGTTTCAGTTAAACTAACATTATCTACAAAGTTATCATAACTCAATGCTGATCCGTTTTGGTTAAACAATACAAAATCTAATGTAGGCAGTTGTCTTAAAAACTTTTCTAATTTAGCTTGATCAACGGTATTCCAATCGATTACGTGTTGAACTAGATTTTCTTGTTCGGACAACTCTGTACTGGTTAAACTGTAAACGGTCCATCCTTTGTCTAACAGATTTTGTAATACTGTTAGCCCCCATTTAGATCCACACCCTAGTAATAGTGCATTCATAACTCTGTAAAAATATCCTGCCAGTTTACATCAACCTTGTCTGCAAATGACTCAAAAAATGGTTTGTAGTCTTCTTCCTTGGCCTTGTTCAACTCTATTAAACAGTTGTCAAGCTGGCCTACTAGATTTTTGTTGTCGATAAACTGTTGTCTATGTTTTTTTATTTTGTCAATACATTCTTCTTTGAGATCATCAGAAAGATTGCGACATTGTATATTAGTATGTCCCATAGTAACTTGATTTATAGTGAAGTCATCTATATCATAGTTTTTATGGAAAAACTGCTGTGTATCTGTTAAGTTTAGTGCGCTGGCAACAAAAAACACACTGTTGAGTCTAAGTTTAAAATTTGTTGATAACCTAAAATAATCCAAATTGTCAATCAACTGCCTCCAGGTTGCACCCCTTCTTATGTACTCAAATCTATCCCCGATCGCATCTGCGCTGACAGTAATCAGTACATTTTTAAATTTCTTCAACTCTTCAATCACAGGGTTGTTTTGTTCAAACATCATATTAGTATTGACTCTAAAAGTGCAATCAATTGATTTGTCAAGTCGTTTGAGCAGTCTTACATTGTGTTTAATTAAGGTAGGTTCGCCACCACTCAGATAAATTTCTTTCATGTGGTGTTGTCTACTTTCAATTAGATCAATAATCTTATCAGCCTGTTCGTCCGGAGTATGCTGTATTGGTTCGCCAAGTTCTTGTGCAATACTACTGCTCTGCTTTGACCAACAGGTTACACACTTCAAGTTACAGGTACTACTCCAATGTAGATCAATTGCGCTTAGAGCAAATTTAGTCCGATCCGAATAGTCCACGTTAACATCTTGGAACATAGGATTATACAAGTTTCTTAAAAACTTATATTCTTTTCCATTTTCCTGCTTTAAGCAGGTGTGACAGTTATAAGCAGGAAGTTCTCTGTATACAGAATCTCTAATATGTTGAATAGGCCAGTCATTAACAATCTCATCAATTGACTTATCCTTGAGATGCCCCAATTGGTGTTGACCATTAACACAGGTTACTATTTTACCGTCCATTTCAACTTTAATATGATTCCATGGTACAGCGCAAAACGACGTAGACTGCCTAAACAGATAAAATTTCTTTTTTGGATCCATTAGTTATATAGTTTCTTCTTTTTAAGTTCAATTTTCAAACGACTGGTTTCTCTTGCCGTCAATATGCTTTTCAATACAAACAACTTACCGTATTTAACCACTGCTTCGTTCAAGTCTTTACAAGTTTCTTGCCATACAGGATAACTCACTGTCCATCCAAGTTCTATAGCACGGTCTACCAGTTTGCGTCCTGCTGAATCTGTGTCCGGAACAACTATCACTTCACGCTGTAGTCTGTCTATCAGTTCTGCTTGTGTATCACTTATCTCACTGCCTTGTATACTTACTCCATCTACAGCCATAGCATCAAAAGGTCCTTCTACCACAATAACAAACTTGGAATCTTTGTGTTGCTTGTCCAAGTTAAACACATAGTCTGCTGGATGGTTACTCCAGTACTTGGGTTTTACGCTATCATCCAATGCTCTTGCACTACTGCCTACCATTTTGCCTTCGTAGTAATATGGTATTATAATTCTACGATGATAGTTGTAACTTTTGCTGTCTGTAAAGTAAAACTCATATCGAGCTGTGTCTATGCTCCTGCTAGCCAAGTACTCAACCCCACGTGTGAGTTGGGAGGGAATCAAGCAATGGTCATCTTGAATCATCCGGGTCATCCACGATGTTAGACTCGTTGACCCGTCGGGTAGTTCTCTCTGGTCAAACTTGATCTCCTCTTGTGGAGTTTCTTCAAGTTGTTCTGGTGCTACCAATTCCTTAAGTCTTACAGCATCAATTACCAAATGCCTTATTGTAAGATCATCTGCACCTAACCAGGCTAACAGTTTCCTAAACTTGAAACTTAGATGTCTACCCGGAACAAAACTAGCAGTGTAGCCGCAGTTAAAACAATGATAAGATACGGCGCCATCGTTGGTCTTGATCCCTCCCCTACCTTTACGATC